GTTTTAATGCTGATTTGGTCGCGACTGATTGGGAACTTGCTAAAGCGTTCAATTGGTACAATCACTTTTATGATAACAAGGACGCTAAAGAATTTATCGCCCAATATCTAGATGTTGCAGGAAAGCAACAAGTTGCTAAAAGCATACGCCGTGTCAATGATCGGCATGTCAAAACCACTTATGGTTGGTTAGCACGATGCATTCTGAGGGGAAGTGTAGTGTCAAACGACACTTTGACTAAACTACAGAATGAGGTTGATCGTCTTGTATCGTTCACAACGGTCGACACCAGTGACGAGGAAGCCCCTGTAAGCAATCGCCCCAACGTGCAGGAGATTATGCGTGAGCGTACTCAGCAAGTTGGTGGTGAACTTGAGGGCTTGTGGGATGATTATCTAAAGAGTGGTGCTGGTAAAGATGGCATCAAGGCAATGGACTTGTTGTCTCAACGCAACATTCTACCGCAACATGTACCTATGTTGGTCAGTGCGTGGGAAGGCAAACTCTATGAGTATGAAGAGGTCCTGCAAGGTAAGGACGAGCAGTTGAATGAGGCGTATGATCGTTTTGGTAAGGTTCAGTTGAAGAACATTATTAATAGCATTCAAACTGTTATTGCCGATCTCAATGCTTATATAGGTATGAAGAAGGCAGGTAAGAAGCAACGTGCTAAGAAGCCTGTACCGGTCGAAAAGATTGTCAAGCGTCTCAAGTATCTCAAGTCATTCAAGTTGGAGAAACTTGAACTTGAGAGCGTCAGCCCGACAAAACTACATAATTGTAGCGAGGCTTGGGTCTACGATACTAAGAAGCGTAAACTTCATCACTATGTTGCTGATGAGTACACTAAGAGCATTAGTGTCAAGGGCAATACGGTAGTTGGTTTCTGTACTAAAGAATCAGAAATCAAAACATTACGTAAGCCCGAACAGCAAATCAAAGAAATCATGGGTAGCAAGCCTGCTGCACGTAAATTCTTTGATAACATCAAAGCAGTCGGTGCGAAGCCCAATGGTCGCTTTAATGTTAACATGATTATACTGAGGGCATTTTAATGAGTAAATATGAGTTTGATCCAATCGAAGAACGTATGCGTACAATTATGACAGTCATTGATACTGCTATCTTGTCAACGAATGATCGGAATGATCAGTTGATGCTGGCTTGTGCTATGATGCAAAGAACTAGAGAAATCTTTGATGCCACGTTGGGCGAAAACGGACGTAAAGAAATGTTTAAGGAGTTGGTATGAGTCAGGTCGATCTAAACAAGTATAAAGAGTTTGTAGAAGCAGTCACTAGTAAACAAAGTCAGGACTTGACTGAGTTTATGAATCGACTTGATCGTATCGATGCTAATTATGAATCATATGGTCCAGATGGTGAGTACATGCATGGTCCAGATATCAATGTACCATTATTGTTATGCGGTGCTATCGGTCTTGGTAGCGAGACGGGCGAGTTTCAAGAGATCGTAAAGAAGATCGTGTTTCAAGGCAAACCATTGACAGAAGAAGCACACTTTCACATGAAGCGTGAACTGGGCGATATCATGTGGTACTGGGTCAACGCCTGCAGGGCACTTCAGTTAGATCCAAATGATGTCATTGCTGAGAACGTCAAGAAACTTGAAGCACGTTATCCGGGCGGTAAGTTTGACGTACATTATAGCGAAAACAGAAAGCAAGGTGACCTCTAATTCCGATAAATACTTGACAATCGGAAATAGACATGTCAGCAGACCCACTTTCAGTACCAACGAACGCTAATCTACAGCAACTTAAAGAAACGATGTTTAACAACCTAAGGTTACGTTTAGGTGGTGACATCGTTGATATTGAACTTGATCCTCAACATTATGAGGCTGCATATGATTATGCTATTAAAGTATATCGTCAGAGGGCTCAAAACGCGACTCAAGAAAGTTATACTTTGATGACGATTATAAAAAACGTTGACACATACACGCTTCCTAGCGAGTTCATCAACGTTCGTGCCATATTCCGTAGAACAGTTGGTCTTGAGACAGGTCCTTCAAGCACAAGTTTTGACCCATTTAGCAGTGCTATCCTAAATACATATCTGTTGAACTATAACTACACAGGTGGAATGGCAACATATGATTTCTATGCGGGCTATGTAGAACTAGCAGCACGTATGTTTGGTGGCTATGTTACTTATACATTTAACCCGGTGACTAAGGTACTCAAGGTCGTTCGTGACTTTAAAGGTACAGGTGAACGTGTATTGATTTGGGCAGATATGACTAGACCAGAGACAGAGTTATTACAAGATCCTGGTGCAGGTATTTGGATTAATGATTTTATTTTTGCCCAACTTAAGATGATCATAGGTGAGGCACGTGAAAAGTTTGCTACAATTGCAGGTCCGGGCGGTGGAACTACACTGAACGGGGCAGCACTTAAAACTGAAGGCAAGGCAGATATGGAAAGATTGCTGGAAGATTTACGTAGATATCAAGATTACAGTCAACCATTAACTTGGATTCAAGGTTGACTTTCATTTTTATTACATTTATACTATCTACATGATTGTAGGTATAGCAGGATTTATCGGTAGCGGCAAAGATACTATTGCTGACTATCTCATCACGTTCAAGGGCTTCAAGCGTATGAGTTATGCTGGCCCACTAAAAGATGCTATTGCTGCTATCTTTAATTGGGATCGTGAATTACTTGAAGGTACAACAAAGTATAGCCGTGAATGGCGTGACACAGTTGATCCATGGTGGGCAGAAAGATTAAATATCCCACATTTAACCCCTAGATTTGTATTACAGCAGTGGGGAACTGAAGTAGGTCGTCGTGCGTTTCATGACGATATATGGATAGCTAGCGTAGAAAATACATTACTGACAGCAAAAGATAACATCGTTATAAGTGACTGTCGTTTCCCCAACGAACTAAAGTCTATTAAAAGAATGGGTGGAGTAACAATTAGAGTGACAAGAGACGAAAATCCACCATGGTATGACGCAGCGGTTGCGTATAATTTTGGAAACAAAGAAAGTTTATCAGTACTAAAGGAGCATAATGTTCATGCTAGTGAATACAGCAGTGTTGGTCTTGATTATGATTACTATGTTGATAACAGCGGCACAGTAGACGAACTACATCGCAAGATCGACTCAATAATCAACTTGTAAGTCGCCCCTTTTCCAAGTTACTTCTTTTCGTTTTACAACTTCAACACAGTTAAGACATATTGTTCTAAGGTTACTAAAGTTTGTATTTTTTAGGCTACCGTCTATAAAAAATACAGTCATTTGAGTTGGATATATGCTTTGAAACCCGCATATATCGCATTTTGATTTCTTTTTATACCCTGCTTTTTCCCAAGCAAGTGGCTTTGTTTTGTTTTTAGGCTTCTTTTTACCGCAATGGTCACAGAGACTTCTATAGTGGGTAACACCGTCACGGATGTAATTAATCGCCCTATAATTCTTATTACATTCACTACACATAGGTCTAGATATAGGCATAATGTTATTTAGTGACATACCTTCGAAGGTTTGCTAAAGACTACTTTTTTGTAATTTGTTATAAATAATATTAAGCATTTAGGGTTGTTACCCTCAAAATATAACATATAGGAAAAACGAAAATGGCACTTACATCACCTGGCGTAGAAGTTACAATTATTGACCAAAGTCAATATGCCCCAGCTCAAATCGGATCCGTCCCACTAGTTGTTTTTGCAACTTCTAGTGATAAAGCAAACCCCAATGACGTAGGGGTAGCAGTAGGTACAACCGCTGCTAATGCAGGAAAATTATACCAAGTAACAAGTCAGCGTGATCTTGTTTCTATATACGGTACACCATTCTTTTATGAAGATGCAAATGGTACTCCAATTCAAGGTTATGAACTTAATGAATATGGACTATTAGCAGCATATTCTGCCTTAGGTGTTACAAATCGTGTATACTGCTTACGTGCCGATATTGATTTATCAAGCTTAGTAGGTCAAACAGGTCGCCCAGCTGGTGAACCAGACAACGGTGCATATTGGTTAGACACTACATTAACTAACTGGGGTTTATACGAATTCAATGCAACAACAGGACAATTTGTATTACAAAATCCTTTAGTAATTACTGATGCTGACAATGTAGTTGGCGGCTTCCCAGCAGGATTTTTAGGATCAGTTGGCAGTTATGCTGTAATCGCATTAGAAATGACAGGCGTACCAAGTGCTACTACATCACAACAATTCTTCTATAAAAACTATCTTAATGAATGGGTAGTGATAGGATCACATGAATGGTTTGAAAGCATCCCAACAATCACGGGTTCAAATTCAAACCCAACATTGACAGCAGGTCAAACTTTCACATTGACAATAGCAGATCAAGCTTCAAATACTGAAACAGTAACAATCACAGTTCCTGGTTTCGGTTCTAACAATGTTACTGGCGTTGCTAACGAAATCAATAATTTAGGATGGCAACATTTGACTGCTAGTGTAAACTCAGCAGGTAGATTGTTAATTTATAGTGAAGGTTATTTAATAGTAGGTGCTGGTACAGGCACTGTATTAACAGACTTAGGTATTGATGCTCAAACATATTATGGTCCTAAATTCCAGTATGGCACATCATCACAACAACCACTATGGCAAGCTGGTCAATCACAGCCTCGTCCTAGTGGATCAGTTTGGTTGAAAGTTGGAAGTGCAGGAAATGGTTTTGCTCCAGTAATGTCAGAATATAATAGTACTGTTGATGCGTGGGTAGCAAAAAATATCGTTTCTGCTACAGGTGATGCATCTGTAATTAATACTTTAGATGCCACAGGTGGACAAGCAATTCCTGCAGGAACAGTCTACGCACAGTATGGTTATAATCTCAACATGTCAGCTGGCAGTTTCTTAGGTCCAATTTACTTTTGGGAACGTATCGCTACAGGTCCAACTGTAGTAACTGGTACTAATACAAGTCCTAACTTTAATGCAGGTCCATACACAGCTAAAGTTTACATTACTACTCCTAATTCATCAGCATGGACTGGTCCATATGAAATTACACTAGCTGATAATACATTTGCTGAAGAATTCGTAGAAGCATGGCAGTTAGCAAGTATCCCTTATACAACTGCTGAAGTAACAACAGATGGTTCTATTCAAATTACTCATACATTAGGTGGAAGCATTAGAATTAATGACGTAAATTCTGCTACTGGCCTATCAAACGGTCTATTAGAAGAAGCAGGATTTGTTTCTGGTGTGACACCAGGATGTAAGCCTGGATATGTCG